TTGCTCACAGAAAAGTCGTTCAATAAAACCGGGTAAATCATTTGCACAGTTCAGAGAACCGGCTGGTATGATGTGGTCTACGTTGATCTTCTTTTCCGGGAAATATGCTTTACATTCAGCACATAGATACTCGTACTGTTGTCTCTTATTAGGACCTTTATATTTTCTGCGTGCGGCTATCTTTGCCTGCGTGATGGGTTTCCACCAGCGGGACTTCTGGCGCAGGGCAGAGCGGATAAAACTCCAGAAAGCAGACTCGGTCATAGTGCCTGCGTTACGGGTTTTGGCAACTCTGGGTTTCTTGGGAGCGGTAGTTTTCCTAGGCATATTGTAGATTAAGGTCTACAAATATACTGTAGAACTTATGAGTTCTCTAACTTTTTATTCAACAAGGGTACCAGGCGCAGAAATACCTGCTTGGCACCAAAGTCTTTGATAGAGTCAGATGGATCTTTACTCATAGGTAATACACAGGTTTCTACATCGGGATAGGTTTCCCTGTACTTTTCCATGGCTTTGATACCGGGCTCATCGTAGTCAAACAGGATCACCACCTTTTGGTAGTCTTTGATGTACTGCTGCATAAGCTCTTTACGAATGACAGAGTTTTCTGAGTCCGGGGCTATGACATCCATAGAAAGCTTCAGGCTTTTTAGTGCCATGATGTCTTTCAGGGATGATGTAATAACCAGGAACTTATGACCTTTAAGCTGTTCAGAACCTTGTACATAGTCGCTGATCTTCAGGAACTTTTTGTCTACGGTCTTGGGCTGATAGATCTTATAGAGCGTCCCATCCTTTTTAAAATAGCCATACAGGTAGTTACCGGTGATGGTCAGTGAATTGACTTTACCATCCACGTCCTTTTCGAGGGTGTAATTCTCTAATGGACGGACATTGTACTCGTCCAGTAAACGAGACCCGATGTTAAACTGGGTCCAGAAGTACTGATCTTTAGTATTCCAGGATCGGAACACGTACTGTGATATCTTATACTTGCTAGCTTGTTTGAATTCCTGCACATCATACCCGCCATTGTTATGTAGTACATAGTCGTTATACTTTTCTATAACCGTATTACAAGTTTTGTGATACGGCATTTGAGTAATCTCTTTGACCAGGTCAATGGCAGAGCCCTGTTTACCAGACGAGAAGTCTTTATACTTATAAGTATTCTTGCTTGCGTCATAGTAGATGCACATAGATGGGGTACGTTCCTTTGCGTTGAACATACTCTTGATCTTGACATCCTGACCGCTCAGCTTTTCTTTAAGTTTACAATAGTGTTCAAAGATCCAGGAGACAGGAACATCCTTGACATCGTGCACCAGATTTTTAGTTGTAAACATGATCTACGGGTTAAGTGTGTAAAAAAATGGGGGAGAGTAGAAACCCTCCCCGCTATTCTCATTTTTTACAGATCTACTTGTAAAAGAGTTTCTTACATGTCAAAGTCATTGTTGACAGGCTCAAAGCTTCCCACCGGCTTTGCAGATGCAAGCGGCTTAAAGTGGTAAGGATTGTTTTTGTCAAACTTTTCAAGCTTGGCTTCATCAACAGAGCAGAACTTGTACTTCGGTAGCGCCAGCTTTAAGATGGTCTTACCGTTGTATTCTTCTTCCTTACCGTTTAAGAACCAGTAAGCATCGTGACCTTTTAACAGGTTCACTGCCTGAGCAACCCAGTCTTCCAGTGAAGAAGCCTGTATGTTGTCTACAGCGTCACGAAGACCGATCTCTTGTGCGATCACCAGGATCTTGTACATGATCTCGTTCTTAGTAGCATTGGTTTCTGCGTGCTGATCTGTCCAGATCGTTGCAGTTACACGGGCGGACAAGCCTTTGAACTTTGGACCATCCTGGTCATTTTTGTCTATACTCCATCCTTCAAAATCAGGAATAGCCGGGCCTTCTAATACAAGCTCCAAACTCTTCTTGTCTCCATTCTTGGATGTTCTTACTTGCCCGCTGAAGATGTGGGCATACACTACACCTGGTTGGAATGATTTTTGATTTCCACCACCAGTTTTTACTTCTTGTCCTTTTGTACTGAACATAGGTTGTTATTTAAAAATTAATATGTGAGGGGTTAGTTTTCGTAAGCAAGGATTGATTGTCTTACCAGCTCCAGATCGTTGACAATCTCGAAGTCAGGGAACATATCCTTGGGTGCCTTGCAGGTGTTTTCACCATTGTTGCGGGTTTCAAAAACGTGGCGGATGTTACCGTCCTTGTCTTTTTTCACCTTGCCAAATAATACCACGGAGAACAAGCCTTCCAGTGTGAGCTTTTCGTCCACCATTTTACCGATGGTCTTAGCTTTGAACTTGCGCTTGCCTTCCATGTCAGTGGATTCTTCTGCATGGGTTAAAAAGAATACCATCAGATCATCTCTGAGGTCTTTAGGCATACGAGCGATGCGGGCCAGGTGGGCACCGATCTGCGTAAACTTCTCATAGCCTTTCTCGTCTACACGGTCAAAGAACTCAAAAGAGCTCATATACTGAAAGTCATCAATGATGAGGTTCTTGATCTCTTTGCGTTTTTCATTTACATACTTAATGCATGCCTCTATATTCTGAGGAGAGTTTCCATAGTACATATTACCCTGGGGATTGTCTTTACCCCAGATTGTATACTTCTTCTTCCATCCCTTGAAGGGGAGGGCTTTATTAGCTACATTGATAATGAATGTTTCTGCCGGATTCAGGTTTTCAATTGCTGTGGATTTACCTGCACCGGATTCTGCGATCACGAGGATTCCGTTTGCCATAGTTAAAATGGAGGTTTATTGTTCTGGGTAACGAGTCTGTTAACCCAGTCTTTTGAACTGACAGGCTGCCTGGTCTGAATCGCGATGTAGTCTCTAAGGGTCATTTCTGAATAGGGTACATCAGGCTCAGCTACCGGGGCCTGTGGTTTAGAAGTAAAGAGCTGCTGAGGTTTTGGTTCAACCGGTGCTGTATTCTTAGAAAAGAATCGGTCGTTGCTGAGAACGGCTGAGTCTTTAGAGATAGCTACCGATTGCGCGTTAACAAGCCTGAGCTCGTCTACGGGAACTAGATAGGATGTTCCTTTCTCGTTCATCTCATACTCTTCTTCAAAGTTGTCGTTACGGGCAATCCGATACACTTTGCGGTCGTTTTCCATTGGATCTAAATCCCTGGTGACCAGTTCAAAGAAAAATCCTTTGTCCTTCTTGAACTCTGAAGCAAACACTCCTACGACATAGCGTCCATGACGGTCGTAGAAAGCCATCTTCATGTTGAAGTCCAACGGTGAAATACCCAGGTCACCGATCAGCGGCATATGGTATGCACGGATCTGATCAAGCTTCTGTTTCTTCCATTCTTTGGGGTTGCCGTACCTGTCTACTTCGGGTTGTTGTAGTACGTTTTCGTTTGACATTGTACGTTGATTTTTAAAGTTCTTCTCCAACATCAGCCGATATAGGTCTGCGTCCTCCGTTACCGGAAGGATTACCAGATGCACGGCTTTGATTAAATGGCACATAGTTGGAGCCTCCTTGTGCCATCTGTGGTTCTACGGTCTCAATCATGCGCTGCCTGTTAAACTCCGCATCAAAGAACAGGACGTTGTCGTCACTGCCTCCGTTACGGGCTTTTAAGATGTGCAGGAAGATCTGGTTCTTGTGCGTGATCCATTTCTTGGGACCGTAAAGATTGATGTTAGCTCTGAAGGGACGGTTAACAGCAACCACCATGTCTGAAGATTGCATCAGGGCGTCACCGCCAAAGATGTCACCGGACGTAGGATAGTTTGCCACCTGACCCGGATGGGTGCGGGAAGCTTCTTCCATAGTGCGGTTCATCTGTGTAATCATCAGTACGATAATAGGTAGTTCGTTCTTAAGCTGCATCAGCATTTCTGCTGTGTTGTATAAGACATCAAACTTGTCCTTGTCACCAGTTCCTTTCTTGATCAGCCAGCTGTGATCAATCGTTACCACCATGGGTTTTGCTCCCATAGCTTCGTAGTAATACCGGATGGCCTTTTCTATTTCCGGTACAGGGATAGGCTTCTTAATAAGCTTACGCTGCACACCGGTCTTTTCCAGGGCCACTGTATCTGCCAGATGTTTTTGCATTTGTCCGTATACAAAATCATCCAGTTGTTTATAAGAGCTGAGGACATGGTTGTAATCCATGGCCACTTCAGCTGCAAACTGACGCGCTGCATACTGTTTGTCACCCATCTCAAACTGGAACTCCAGGATAGAAAAATCCTGGTCAGGATTGTGAAGGCGTGACTCCCTCAGTATCTGGGAGACTATCATGGTCTTACCGGAACCAGGTCTAGCTCCAATAGTGAGCATCGATCCCCATTCCAGTCCACCTATACCGGCATAATTCAGCCCGGTCCAGGGAGTCTTGAAAGACTTTACCCGGCCTGTTCTGCGGTCGTCTATATAACGGAGACCTTCTGCAAGGACCTCCGACATGTTTTTTGCCCCATAGGGCATAGTTGTACTCATAGCTCTCGGTTAAAAACCTTCTCTATAATAGTCTCTGCCGAGGCGATGCTTTCCTGGCAGCCCATATAGTAGGCCTTGTTCATCATTTGTTCTATCGCTTCTGAAAAGCCGTCCAGCTTTATAACCCGTAGGTTATTGCTGCCGGGTAGAGCTACGGTTACCTGTTCAAACAAATCTTTAACGTCCTGTTCGTGAAGGGTCATCTAGTCTCAATTTTTGGATTGTAAATATAGAGAACTTCATGCATAAAACAACAGCAAGTTCTATAAAAATATATCTTACGGCTGATACCTCTACAATTAAGTTATCTATAATAACCCAGGTTACCAAAGAAAATAGCAGGCTGATGATTAGCCGGTGTATACCTTTTTCTGTACGTGACATTCATTACGGGTTAAAAGGTTGTTCTTTGAAGACGATATCCGGATCGTCCTGGAGCAGCTGACAGTAATCTGCCAGGGTAGACTTTACAGTCTTGGTTTTAGGGTCGGTCTTCTGTATAAAGTAAGAGCTGGTGGCCATAAACTTAAGGTTATCCTTAAGCTTGATAAACTTGTAATAGTTAGTGGCTTCATGGATCAGGGGCCAGTCAAAGTTTGGATAGG